GATTCTCGAGAATCTTTTCCTCCACTAATTTTTTCATCCCTTTTGTTGTCCTGGCCCTAAAACCCTGTGTTACACCAATCCCAAAAGCCTTAGCTATTTCTTTGTAAAGCCTTTCTTGTTTTTGAATATAATGTTTCTGTGCCGCTTTATATAACCTCGCAATTTTAGAATTCTTGTTTTCTCGTCGGTTTATTATGGTGATATAAGTCCCCTCCGGGATTAATTTTTTATAATCCTCTACCTTGACCATCGTATCGTATATAATCTAAAAATATTTTAAGTTCTGTTGATCCCATTGTTATATCCGTACCTGTTGGGAGGACGCGAAGATCTTCCCTTTTTCGTCGTGGTGACGCGACGACGCGTGCCGAAGGCGCGAACCGCGTTCCCACCAGCTTTTACGGCGGTCGCGCCTGCGTACCCCACGGTTCGAGCGGCGGTTCCACCCACACCGAGGACCGCCCCAGCTGTAGAACGCACGAGTCGACCGGTCATTCGTACCGTGGCTTCTCTATTTTTTGATTTGTTTGTTCTACCCTGACCGATACATGGAGGTTGAATCGGCATCTGGGAGATGATAGAATTGATCTTCTTTCTGAACTGGGGTCGGGTGACGTAGTTGCTACCGAAAGCCCTGGGTACAGTCGAAAGCATCCAGCTCCTATAGTTCGTCCTGTACCTGACGTTAGCGGCGTTGTAAATCTGTTTAAGTCCTTCACTCTCAGTCACCTTACCATTCCTCACTTTTTTTGAGACGTCGTTTATCTTCGATTTAGAGACATAGTTGTGATATTTCCTGACTTTGATACCGAATGTCATATATAATATCTTAAAATATTTTTGTTTGTAGATACTATAATATGTTCATCGTCATCGCAGTGATAGCGATAATAATTCTCTTACTCATCCTAATGCGCAGCAGGAAGACTTCGTCAGGGGGAGGGGGAGGTGGCTACACCGTTTACGGGACCATGGGTTGTGGATGGACTCGTAAGCAGTTAGACTACTTCAAGGATGCGGGTATGTCTTTCACCTTCGTCGACTGTGACTCGGAGGATTGTCCTGGAATGGACGCATTCCCTACGACTGTAGACGCCTCTGGTGAGGAAACCGTCGGTTTCAAAGAGTTTTAGATACCACGGACAACCTGAATGGAGAGGGAGAGGATGAACGCGTCAAGTAGCGACTTGATGGGCTTGAGAATGTCGATGTGCTTGGACAGACTACGATTCCACACGAGGCGGAGGATGAATGTAGAAATCAGCAGATTGAGCACGAAGACGAGGATTTCCTTGACAACTTCGGACTTGTTTCGGGTCTTGGTGAAGATTTCCTGGAGCATGGTTTTATTATGTTACAATATTTTTTTCCTGGGTAAATATAAGGATGAAAACCAAGGCTCTCCCCCTCAGTGGGTCCGAAAAAATGTTCACCAATAGGAGGTGGGGGTCCAAACGGGGGATTGGTAACAACAACTGTTACGCGTACGCCATCAACGATTTCGAGGCGTACCGGTGGCAGAAATCCATACCGGGAGACCGCTCCGGCCTGAGTAGCATCTCTCACAACTACACCCACTGCACAGATCTTCCTCGTCGCGTTATTTCGGACAACCCGAAAAAGGTCTATAAGACGAACGCCTCCACAAAATGCAAGAAAAACTACTACAAAATGATGATGTTTGTCTCGCCTGGTCGGCCTACGAATTACATCCGCCAAGGTGATTTTCACTTCTACAAACAACACGGCGTTATCGAATACAAGGTGAAGAAAGGTGACACCCAAAAATCTGTCGCCAAATTCTTCAAAGTACCCGAATCCCGGATCAAGCGTGCCGGTCCGTTTAAGGTGGGTAAACGTATAATATTCAAAAGTAATATCTGGAGTCACAAGCGCGGTTGGGCCACGGGTCCTCTCCTGACGGACGCGACGGGTAAGGTGATCAGGGATCCGAGGAAGGCGTCCAGGAATTACCCCAGCCTGAGTTATGAGAAGTACTGCAGCTCATTCTGTGTCAAAAATAGAGGAATCAAGGTCGGTCCGACTCACACCAAGGTCGGAAAGAAGCGAATCTAGATCCACCAGATCTTCAAAATCAAAGTTTATGTCGAATAAATCTAAAACGTCAAACATGGATTCCTGATTCAACGTCACAGTGTCTACAACCTCTGTGACGTTATTCTGTATCTGAACAGTGACCCTGAACTTCGATGCGTCGAATACCTTCCGACACATCGGACACGTATTTTTTCCCCTTTTTTTCCATTCCTCGAGACAGTGTGTGTGGAACAGATGGCCGCATCGAAGTCCAGTGTTGTTTCTTGTCGGCCGGACTTCGTTGAGACATATACTGCATGTCTGCATTGTACCTGTTGTACATTAATTTTACTTTTTTGAAGTTAGTACGCGGATGGTGTCTTGAGGAGGGGCGTGTCGCATGTGATGCACTTTCCAGAGCCCTGCTGCGCCTGCACCGGATCCATGACGGTTGGTCCCTGCTTTTGAAGAAGCTGGCGGAAGGAGTAATTATCCTCGAGGCTGATGCCGTTGGATTTCATGATGTGGTTATTCAGAAGCTGCGCTGAAGATTGAACGGTAAAACACCGGCCGTCGGCCATACCGAGACGTTGGGACATTTTATTATTATAACATCAGAAATTAATTCTATCATTAGTGATCGTGTACATCCAGGATTGAAATCCCTTGTCGCGAAGGTGTTTAATCATATCATCCACCTTGTATCCGAGATAGACGCCGAATAGGTCTTTTTCCTGTGTGGGAGACACTCGAATTTCGTCATTCTCGTTTATGTGTGAGTTGATGATGTTATAGGCGAACGCAATCTCCTTCAAGGTAGTTGCTCCTGTGATGATAATTTTGCCTGTGCTGAAGATCGAGGTGGTAATCATCTTCATATCTTCACTGGGCTTAAATTTAATTTTCACAGCACTGTATTTATCCGGCTCGAAACTGACACTGAAAACGTCACCGTACGCCGCGAACCATTCATAGACCTTTTTAAGGTTGATATCGTAATTTAAGCTGAAATTCGAATTGATCATCACCACGCGAAACGAATCGATCGGAAGGTCGACCTTCAAATCCAAGAATGTTCTCAGGATATGGGTCACTTGTGCGATGATGCGCCTGCAGTCGAACAGGTCACAGCAGCCCGCGACTTGAAGGGATCCGTTCGGGAATAGCTTAACGCTCTTCGTGCTGTAGGCGTCTTGGTACGTCAGAGTGATCTGGTTGTAGAATGTGGTCGGCTTGACTGTCCACTCGAAACCACCTTCGGTGCTTCCGGTGCGGCGCATTTTGTACGAGCCCATCTTCTCAAACGCCCACTTGAGCTTCTTGATGTCTATGTTCTGTGCGAAGTTGGAGACCATCGTGATGGTCGTGACCTTCACCCAAGAGGGTTTGTCGTAAAGATCGGAAAGGTCTTTTCGTATGTCATCCAGTGTGAGGAGATACGAAAAGCTGTTATTGGCGATCGCTTCGTAATTGGTCATTTTACTTTTTTGGGTACAATCGATTTCCCTAGGGTTTCATTTCGCAGCAGGTATATTCATATTTATACACACCTTCCTCGCCGGGCAAAGGAAACGGTGGAATTTCGATTTCCTCGCCTGCTTTTTTTTCAGAGTTTTGTGCCTGTCTGACCCTCTGCTCTGCTGCGACGAGCTTCGTCTTCACGAGATTAAGCTTATTGTACACCTCCATTTGTACAACCTCGGGTTCGTCAGACAACCTATCCAGTTGGTATTCGAGATCTTTGATCTCTACTTGTAACTGCGCCGTCTCTTTCTTTATCTCTGCGTTTAATCTCTCACGCTGATCTTTGGTCTCTTTGTATTTACGTGTTTTTCCACCGGACTTCAGTTGAAATCTTGTGATGACGTGATTAGTGGGGCACTTTACTTCTAAAGACTGGAGTCCATCACTGGCCGACACCAAATTCTCGGGTTTGAGCGCGGCGATATTTACACTTGTCCTTGGGGGTAGGCATTTCCCACTGGTGTACTCGTCCAAGCACTTGTATATGTATTTGGTCGAGTTCTTATATTTATTACCGGGAACCTCCTTGTATTCGTATCTGAAACTGTTGAGTGGGGTATCACCCTTGGACGTGTAGTTGGCCCTTTCCTGTTTTCGCTTTATGTCCTCCTCTGAATCGCCGTCCACGCCTGTGTTATCGAATCGGTTCGTCCCTCCCACGTCGCAGCGCACATTGTGCCTATATAAACTGCGTAAATCTATCTTCACGTCCATCACCTTGTCGCCCAGATCGGTGCGTGTGACGGCTGGTGTTTCGGTAACCTCCCCGTCTGTATTCGTAGAGATACCCCCGAGACACGTGTATTCGTATTTGTACAAATCAGAACCACATGGAAGGAGTTTGAACCCGGTGATGGCTCCACCTTTGCCACAATCGACGGGATCTGGGAATTTGTAAATGTTCGCGGCGCACTGAGTGTTCTTAGTGAAATACCTGAACTTTCTTCCTCTCCTCTGTTGGATGAGCGCCGCCATATCCTCGGCTTTATTATCATTTTGCATGTCGTAAATGTCCTGTCGGGATTCCTCCTCTTTGTATAGCGCGGAGAGTTCGTTGCGATACGCCTGTAGCTCATCTTCTCCATCCTGGAGGGGATCGTACTCATCTTTTTTCGCGTCCATTATAAAATCGGCCGCACCCTCCGGTAGGATCTTTTTCAACCTTCCCACGATTTCGGGGTTAGAAGACGCACCTTTCACCGTGACCACTGAGAGGAGTGAGCAACACAATCCTACGGCGATCAGTGCTGCTGTGGCCATTAATATAGTTAAAGAAAATATTTGCTTTTAAAATATATGTCTTTAAACACGTTGACAACCGCGACCCATGTGCACGACATCGATTCCGGTCTGGATTATGTCGAAATTGTATATAAAACATGGAGCAAGAAGAAGCGTGAGTACACCACCTTCACCGATTATCTCAACACTCAGCCTCTCGGTTGGACTCGTATCAAGTGTAAAGCCGATTATTACAAGTTTCTGGACGCTATGGTGGTGAAAACGCTGGAAGTGCGCCAGCGCATGGCTGAACTACAGCTGGAGCACACCCTGTATACGGGAAGTCGGGAACCTCGGTTCTACGTCCGGTTGATAAACGCCACGAAAATCTTAGACCCTACTTTTCAACCACCCCGAATCGACATGGATTGCGACTGGCAGGTGGATTTCATTACAAAGTTTTGCAAAAAGTCTATCCACGCCGCCGTGCAGGGTTGCATTTCGAAGAAGCGCCTGGAGTATTTTACCTCCGTAATGCGTACACTGACATCAGAATGATAGCCACGAGACCTATCTTTATTGAATCAGGAACCGTGTACGCCATCTTCTTCGACACTCCAACGCTGACCTTGGGTTTGCACGGTATTCCATAATCTATGTTGCGTCGAGGGTGAACAACTTTATTCATAAACGCCTGATCACTCTGCTTGGTGCACAGGTTCGTTTCACAGAACGGACTCATCTCAACCTTGTGTATTTCCGCCACGGCGATTTTATCCAGGATGACCTGTTCGCGGTCACTCGGTCGCTTCGGAGTTATGGCATCCTTATCATAATACTCTTCGATCTCGGTCCTGTCAGTCATTCGCCACGCTCCTGGTGGCTCGGAGACAAACCGGTTTATCTTATTAATTGAATCCTTCTCGTCGAGCATTCTTATGATTATCTCAGATTATATTTTTTAGTGTGAACCTTTGACTGGTGATAGTCCCACATCTGGTCGAGATCCACACCCAACATGCACGCCAGTTGAAATAGGTAACTGAACACGTCTCCCATTTCAGCCATCACATCTGTTCCACGGTCCTTCTTCAGGTTTGTCTTCTTGAAGTGTCTCTTGTACTGACGGATGGCGGACGCGAGTTCGCCAACTTCCTCTGTGAGTAGAAGCCAAACGGTATCGACCGGAGCCCTGTCCCACCCCTTGTCCTTGCATACTTTTTCCGTTTCGTATTTGTAATAATTCAAGCTCATATCTTATACAATTTTAGACCGCACTCTTTAATTGATTCCGATTTGATTCCTGGGAAGTTTTTTCCCGGCCGTACTGGTGTTCACCGGTCGGTCCATTGGTTGAGAAATCGTGTCGATTTCTTTAGCGTAAGTCATAAACTGGGAAACGCCGGTCTGGATCTGTGATAGAGACGTTTCGATCACGTGAATGTTCATATTCTTCACCTGCGCCTCTACGTCGTTGAAGTGGTCACCGGAGTTGCTGATGAACGTGGCCCGCATTATGGAGTAGAGATCGTCGGGGTTTTGGTAATCTATGGCTATACCGCTCCGCATTCTGAAAGTTTGTCGGATACCACGTTGGATCAGGTCCTTGTTGAAGGTGCTGAAAAACAGTTTGTTGAGAGGGGTTTCCGTCTGCTTCATGGAATTGAGGTGCAGCATATTATTAATATAACCGAACAAAAAAAATGTTGACATCTATTAAATAAAATGACGCATCTGAACCCAGTCGACTTTTCCAGCTTCGACTCCAAACCCAACAGCGTCGACGACATCGCCTGCAAATCACCAACCTGCTTCATCGCGTCTTACCCACCCGTCAGTAAGCCCGGTGAAATTGGACCGTATTACGTGAATACCTACCTGACTCAACCGGATCGTCGGTTTGAAACCCTCGGTCCCGCCACCGTGAGGAGTGGCGACGTTGAAAAATGCATGAAGTAACTTAAAAAAATTGACCAAAGTATATATATAATGAGAGTCATTAAACGCTCAGGTCGTACTGAAAACATGAAGTTTGACAATGTTACCAGTAGGATCAAGAATCTCTCCAATGGACTCTCGGTGAATTGTGATTCATCCAAAGTGGCTCAGCAGGTCTTCTCAAGTATGTACGATCAGATCACGGCGCAAGAGATCGACGTGCTCAGCGCCGAGACCTGCATAGGAATGATAACCATTGACCCTGATTATGAAATACTGGCAACCCGGATCACCGCCAGTAACATCCAGAAGGTGTGTCCCAACAACTTTCACCTCGCCATGCGAAAGCTTCAAAAGGCGGGGGTCATCACCGACGAAGTTGTCGACGTCGCACAGCGGGTCAAGGAAAGCATCAAATCGGACCGTGATTTCGATTTCGGATACTTCGGCCTGAAAACCCTGGAAAAGGGGTACCTCCAGAGAGTCGAAGGTAAGTTGATCGAAACACCCCAGTATCTCTTCATGCGTGTTTCGATCGGTATCCATGGATCCGACGTGGATTCCGTTCTGGAGACGTACGATATGATGAGCCAGGGGATGTTTATTCACGCCACGCCAACCCTGTTCAACTCCGGCACCCCTCGGCCACAGATGTCTTCTTGTTTTCTGATCGCAAACAAGGGAGACTCCATCGATGGCATTTATGAAACTCTAACCGAGTGCGCACAGATCTCGAAGTGGGCTGGAGGTATCGGGATGCACGTCCATAATATCCGAGGTAACAAGTCGTACATCCGCGGAACAAACGGTCAATCCGACGGAATCATCCCGATGCTTCGTGTCTTCAACGCCACCGCGCGCTACGTCAATCAAGCGGGTCGACGCAAAGGATCCATAGCCGTGTACCTCGAACCCTGGCACACCGATATAATGGATTTTCTCGAACTTCGTCTCAACCAAGGTGACGAGGAGGCGCGGTGTCGCGATCTTTTCTCAGCCATGTGGATTCCTGACCTGTTCATGAAGCGCGTCGAAGGAGGCGGTGACTGGTCTCTGTTCTGCCCTGACAAGGCGCCTGGTCTTTCTGATTGCTACGGAGACGAGTTCGTAGCGCTCTACACCAAGTACGAGGAACAGGGACTGGCGAACGCGACCGTCCCGGCGGCTGACGTTTGGAAGGCTATTCTCAAATCCCAAACAGAGACTGGCACCCCCTACATGGTCTATAAGGATGCGTGTAACTCCAAAAGTAACCAGAAGAATCTGGGTGTCATCAAGTCATCGAATCTCTGTACCGAGATCATAGAGTACACAGACAAGGATGAAACGTCCGTGTGTAATCTCGCGTCGATCGCACTCCCAAAGTACGTGAACACCGAGCTGAAGACGTTCGACTTCGCGAAGCTTCACCAAGTAACTAAGATAGTCACAAAAAACCTCAACAAAGTCATCGATCGTAACTTTTACCCAGTCGAGACCGCGCGTAGGTCCAACATGCGCCACCGCCCGATCGGATTGGGAGTCCAAGGCCTCGCTGACGTGTTCATCCTCTGCGGCCTTCCTTTCGACTGCGAAGACTCGCGTACGCTGAACGCCCACATCTTCGAGACGATGTACCACGCCGCGCTGGAGGCTTCTTCGGAACTTGCTGAAGTTGACGGCCCGTACGAGACGTTCGACGGTTCGCCGACGTCGCAGGGTATACTCCAACCCGATATGTGGGAATCCCCCGCCAAATTCAGTGGTAGGTACGATTGGGACGCTATGCGCCAGCGCGTCAAGACGAAGGGGCTCAGGAACAGTCTTCTGATGGCACCCATGCCCACGGCGTCTACCGCGCAGATCCTGGGTAACAACGAGTGTTTCGAACCGTACACGACCAACATCTACCTCCGACGCACGCTCGCGGGCGAATTCGTGATCGTGAACAAGCACCTCGTCGAAGCGCTGAAACACCGTGGTCTCTGGTCCAAAGAAATGAAAGACCTCATGGTTAAAGCCGGTGGAAGTGTACAAAACATTGTAGACATTCCCGATGATATTAAGAAGTTATACCTCACTGTTTGGGAGATATCTCAGAAGGCTATCATCGACATGGCGGTGGACCGCGGAAAGTATATTTGTCAATCTCAATCTATGAACCTGTTCATGGAGAGCCCGACCCTTTCGAAGTTATCATCGATGCACATGTACGCGTGGAAATCTGGTCTGAAAACCGGGATGTATTACCTTCGATCAAAGGCCAAGGCTCGACCCATTCAGTTCAGCTTAGAGCCCGACTGTGTTGCGTGTTCCGCTTAGAGAAATCAGTACTACTATAAATAATAAGTATGGACAAGGCGCTGGAAAACATTCAGATAAATGATTACAATAACAGAAGGATCGTAATCGCCACAAAGGCGGGGACGCCGTTGCGCGTGCAGTTTCCACGGATGTATATGCCATTCGGTGTGTCAGGATTCGTTCCTGAAATTGGACCGACCAAGTACAATATCGACTTTGCCATCAAGGGGTTCGACGAAGATAGCTACATGAAGAAGTTTTACGACGCCACGCGAGCGTTGGAAGACGTAGTTATCGACGCCGTCGCGCGACAGAGTGAATCCATATTCGGCAGTGTGATGACAAAGGAAGAACTGAAACCGATGTTCAATTCCAACATCAAGGAGTCACCGGGTCGAGAACCCAAGTTTCGCGTCAAGGTTGACACCACCGTGGACGACAAAATCAAGGCCAGCGTGTTCGACGCGGATAAGAACCTCCTACACGACGAAGTCACGAGCGGACTATATTCAAGAAACTCGGGCCATGCTATCGTCGAACTCGGTAGCGTGTATTTCTTGAACAAGAAGTTCGGGTGCACGTATAAGCTGCACCAGTTGATTGTTTATGAACCCCAAAACTTGAAGGGGTTTCAGTTTAAGAACGTTTAATTAAAAGAATACTATATACTTTCTGAGCCTCCTTAAGAAGTTGTCCCTGTATCTTGACGAATTTCTTAGGGTCCATACCCAGTTTAATTTTTGCGACTTTTACACTGTCCTGCCACTTAGAAAGAGTCATCTCTTATACACGTATATTATTTTATCACGCACAGATCATCTTCTTGTACTCCTTGGTGCCCTTAGAGGGAACGCGGTGGAACTTGCCATCGCCGGAGACCGCCTTGGCCTTCTTTATGAAAGCCTGGAAAGGGTGATCCTTCTTCATGGCCGCCTTGGACTTCTTAGAAACCGCCTTGGAGATGATTCGACCATCCTTCATCTTCAGATCCTTCTTCTTGAGACCCCCGGACGTCTTGTCAGCGTTACCGTGCCAAACCTGGGCGCGAGAACCGATCATTGTTGTTAGTTATCTTAAGCGCGGAAAATTTTTTTGATGTCCATAATCGAGATCGAGGCTGATGGTTGTCGGTCGCCTGTGGGAATTTGATTTTTGATCCTCGTGTCGTTGAGCACCTCGGAGCATATGATGCTCTTGTGACCTTGTAATTTCATCATCTCCTCCTCCACGCTCACGAATCGAAACGATTCTTTGTAGATCAACTTCTTGACGTGGACGACGTGGTTCTGACCCATCCTGTGTGACCTGCCTATAGCCTGAAGCTCCGTGGCGGGATTCCATGATGGACCCGTTATGTAGACCCTGGTAGCCTCCTGGAGGTTGAGACCGACTCCCCCGCACTTGATTTGGATGATGAAAATCGAACCCTCGGGTGACTGTTTGAAACTATCGATCTGCGCGACGCGACCTTCCTTGGAAACCGAACCATCCAACTTAAACACGTGGCGCCTGCTCGAAAAGTGCGCCTGAATAAGGTTCATCTCACCCCTGAACTGACAGAAGATGAGGGACTTCTCGTTGGGGTGTTCCTCTATCATGCCAAAGAGCGTCTCCATCTTTTTAGAGCGACCATCCCACTTGACAGCTTCGATCTTATTCTTGAAGGCCATCCCGTCGTAGTACATCTGCGGCCATATCATACACTGACGCGCGCGTAACAGGCACTCCAGGATGATCATATTCTTGTAACTAGAGGTGCTTCTGCAGGCTTCTTGGATCGTACCCTGTGCTTCAAGGAAAACGTGTTGGTAGAGTGCCATCTCTTCCTCGTACATGTCCAATTCGACGTTTTCGAATTTGCACGGCGGAAGCTGGAGTCGGGAGTTAACCAGTGCCAAATCCTCCTTGGTCCTTCTGAGGATGTAGATGTCCCTGATCTCGGTGTGCTTGTACTGCACAAAGTTCTGGTCCAGACCTAAAAACATGCACAGACTGATGAAATCGTCCAACGAGTTGTACACCGGCGTCCCTGTGACGATCCATCGAATGTCGCTGTGCAGCTTATGGATATTCTTGAAATTCTTCGATTTGCGGTTCCTGATTTCGTGCGCTTCATCCAAAATGATTCGATCCCACTTGACGTGGTGCAGGGGAGTTGTCGCGTCGGGTTTAGAACCTTTCGCGCTGAGTAGGCTGTACGGTGCGATGGTCACAGACGCTGTTTCGAGTTTGCGATTGGGACCGTCGAATACGTTGATGTCTATGTGGGATCCCGCGAAAAGGGTGATTTCTTGCGCCCATTGAGTGATAATAGATTTGGGTACGATGATGAGCGTGCGACCCCGTGGATTGCCAAGCAGGGTCGAAATGATCATCACAGTTTTACCCAATCCCATTTCGTCACAGAGAAAACCCCCTTTCGGACCGCTCGTTTGATTTTCCATGCCGAGCATCCACTTGAGACCATCGTGTTGATACGGCACGTAGAGACGTCCGTTGAGTCGACTGAGAGCAAAATTGTATTGATTCTCCATTTTTGATTAAAATTTCATAGGTATCACGTTCCCTAGGGTTTAAAATTCTACGTACTCATCTTCATCGCTGATCGTCTCGAATTCACAAACAGGTGGTGGTTTTTCTTTCCTGGTACGTTTTTTCATGATTTTAGGTTGAGGTAATTCGTCGATGTGCTCCCTGAAATATAATACACGATCCCAAAAGATTCGCATTATGGGCATATACTTGGCGAACCAATCGCGGTCACGCTTGACGTTAACTACGTCAAATTCTTCGGGTAGAGGCCAATTCGTGGCTGCGGGTTTGTACTGGATGAAGTCGGCTTCTTCTAAATCTAGAATCTCCATACAGAGTTGAAGCTGTGGCATATAGTGTCCCGGCACCTCGCCCGGTATGATCTTACGTTGAGGTGGGCATTTGATCTCGACCAGCTTTCCGCTTTCGGAGACACCGTCGGGGCTCCCACCGAGCCAGGTGTGCACCGGGTGAGGGCATAGACCTATTTCATGAACTACTTCATTGTGACGCTCTTCGTATAGGATACGAGCTTCGTCTTCGTAAAGTTCGCCGTGACGAGTAGCTGCGTTTCCGGTGAATTTTTCTCCGAGGCCGCACTTCTTCAGAAGGAGATCATCCGGTGTCTGGTATGGGTTTTTACCTATGGCCGTCGCCGCATCCGACGCGGTGAGCATGTGACCACGCAACGCGAGCCATTCCTCAGACTTCTGCGCCGCGTATTCTCGCTCTATAAGAGCCTTGACGTTAGGGTGCATTCTTAATTACAAAATTAACGGTTCTTTCGTTTAAGTAATTTTACGAACTTTAAATCACCGCGTTTCACACCCTGTCTCGTGAAGGGGTTCTGAAATAAAACTTTTCGTTTATTGGTTTCAGAAAACATGCTCGCCGCGGAATTACCCGACAGTCTTTCCACCGTGTTTTGGGACAGATAATGAATTTTATCTATCTTGATGGCACGTGCACCGTTTTTAAAAGTGTTGAAAGTGATGTCGTTGGTAGGCAGGTTGTTAACTTTGTTCTCCTCCCACGTAATCCTGGCTTGAAGCAGAGGCCGACTGTTCGGGGACACGACTCCACGAAGTATGTGATTACCGCGGTAGGTGTTGAGGTGTCTGGAGAGGGGTCCACGCATAGAATTACGCACGCGCCGAGCTGTACTCTCGGGGGTGAGACGTTGGGTCCACCACCTCCCCCTGGCGCGCATCCTCGCCTCATAATCTGTTATCGTTGACGGTGGACTGGATCTCATATATGATTATTCCAACATATTATTTATACCGCCCTCGGAGTTTCTCCCGGAACGCATTTAGTTCATCACCCTTTTTATTGAAAAAGTAGAAAGCTTTCAGACCCGCATTGTCGAGCACCTGTTGCCGCTTGACCTGAGCTGCGGTGGGATTTTTGTGTTTGCGTGTATACTGTGTAGCTTTGCTCTGCACTTTTTCCATATCGTCACCTTTCTTCTTGAACTCTTTGTCCAGTCTAGCTAGTTTCGTTTTCTCACGGAGTGTCATCTTCGATGTGACTTTCTTCGGTAGGGGTTTCATATTACTTATTACATATTATTAAAAATCACACGGCTGATAGGTACTCAACGCCTGAAAATAATTTCGCGCGGCGTTCTGTTCCGCCTGTTTTTTACTCTTCGCAACACCCCGCGCGAAGAACGTGCTGTGGATGTATATGTCGATGTAAAACAAGCCCTCGTGATGCCCAGAGACGCGGTAATCGGGTAGCTCCCACCCGTTCACCTGACAGTATCGCATCAGGTGATCCTTGAAGTTGTCATCAATCATGATCGTGTTCATATCGATAATGTCCTGGTTTTCATATAATTTGAGTATGAATTCCTTAGCGTGGAGCAAACCCAGGTCCAGGTAGACGGCGCCTATGAGACTTTCAAACACGTCCTCCAGGACCTTTGTGTTACTGTTCCATCCGTTGCGCATCCCTTTCTCGTCCATGACCACAAACTTATTCAGACCGATATGATTCGCGATGTGCGCCAGGGTTTCGCCTCTGACGAGTTTCGTCCTGGCTTTAGTGAGAAACCCCTCCTGACGCGTCTCATATCGATCGAATAGATACTTTGTCACCACGAACCCTAAAACACTATCTCCTATGAATTCTAGTGTTTCGAAAGATTCTGTGAATTGTTCGTATTCCTTCAAAGCGGATTTATGTGTAAATGCTCTCTGGTAGTAAGATAAATTTTTTATCTTAGTACCGAGGATGGTTTCGATGGAGGACTTATCGATGAAGGTTACCATTTGTTATATTTATATTAAAACTTATTTTTTTAAGCCTTCTTCACGTAGTGTGGGGAGAGGTACTTCTGCAGGTTAAGGTAGGTAACTACCACGCCATCGGGTGGGGCGAGGAGGACCTTGAGCTTGTCGTCGAGTACAATCTGACGACCGTTCTCGGGGTGCTTCAGCCCGTTAGTTGTGATGTAGGTATTGACAAACTTCGTCACCTCGGATCGAGAGACGAGATCGCCCTCGGGAAGACCGAGGAAGGAGCGGAGCGCGGGAGTGATCTCCTGCTTCCTGTTGAAACCGTTGTTCGCGGCGCGTGCCTTGGCCTTTTCGCCATCGGGATCTTCCTGGGTGTTCTTAACCTTGCGCACCAACTTTGTGAGGTTCTTGACGTCGGTGCGGAGTGCGGTGATTTCAGTTTGAATCGTTTCGAGGGACATTATATTTATTCTTACCTCTTAATCTTTAAGCTGATGAGGAAGACTATACACGTGACTATAAATATGACTAATAACTTATCTATAGCTTTCTTCTTTTGTAATTTGATGAGGGGTTCTTTGTTGATTCGATCGGAAATGTCGATGTAACGAAAGGGGGGTCTTGACCCATCCGACACACAGCCGCCGAAACAGCACTCCTCTGGGCATCGTAAAACCCCAGCACCTCTTCTGACCCCACAGAATTGACTGGAGTTGCCCCTCAGTTGGTAACATCTGCACTCGTCGATCACGTTACAGGCCATTATTATTATATCACAATATAATAATGGACGAGGTGTTGTATTCCAGGACCATAAGAGAGGCGTTCATACATGAGCACCTGTTTTTCCGGGATGCAAAACTCAAAGAGTATTTCGATAAGGGTATGCTGAACGAGTTCAGGGCCCGCGTCAAATCGAAGAATGCTTCTAAAACGTACGAAAAGTTCATGTACGTCTTCATCACCGATAGTATCAGGGACATAATCCTTAAAGCCGTCGGTGAGATTTCCAGTCATATGGCGACGAGTGGTGATCTGGTCATCTCAGGTGGCGAGGCGTTTAACATTTTCGCGTCGCAGTGTGATCGAATCGTCACGAGCGACATAGACGCCAAGTTCGTGCCGCGCATGTCCGTCGGTCCGAAATTTTTCGGCAAACTTCAGGGTACAAAACTCATCATGTGGGATAAACTCGGTAAGGTGGCGAAACGCCTCGACGCTCGAATCAAACGGAGAATCATGTCCATGCGACGCAAGCACAGTAAGATCTTCAAGTTCCTGGGCATAGGGTTCGAACCCAGGGGACCGTGGGTCACCAGGAGGTTCGTGCTGATCAAGAAGAAAAAGATACGGAAAGACAACAAACCTAGCCCCGGGGACGTGTTCATCGACGTCGAGCTGTTTGCGCTGGACCTCAACCACATCAAGTACCTCTCCACCAAGACCGGAAAGGTCGAGAGTGAGAGGATAGGGGGTATACTCGACATTCCGTTCATGCGACCGAAGGAGTTCGGATACGAGGTGGTCCTCTCGCGACAGAGGGGGTTAAAATATCGCAACCTCGACACCGGTAAGACGGTGACCGATAGGAAAATCTTCGTCGCCAGCAAGGAGTTTCTAGTGGAGGATATCTATCTCATGCACAAGTTGAAGTTGAGGCCAGAGAAGAGGGAGAAGGACCGCCAGAGACTCATGCGACTATCGAAGTTGTTCGTCAAGGACGTAAAGAACACCGATTCGATCGAATCCATATTCAGGCGTGTCCGAACTAAAATCGTCAGGGGACGACCGGCCACCAAGAAGGACGGACGCGTCTCCATGCGCAAAGCTGCGAAGGTGAACCCGTACAAGTATAAGAACTACACGACCGCTCCGGCGCACGATCGACTCTCGAGACATTTCGTCCACGGCATCAAGACGACGAAAGGTGCAAAGGTCAAGGGGTACAAAAACAGCTCGGGTAACAAGCGCTTTAACATGACCAATCTGAAGTGGAAGAATGTCACGAACAATTCCTACGTGAAAAACGAGGTCACCCTCAGGCTGAAGAATGCGAAGCCGCTGCCGAAGAAGATAAATAAGCGAAGGACGTTGTACGGTCACAAACCCAGGAGGAACAAGTGGGTATCGAATGTGCTCTTAAACAAAGTGGCCGCGATTCCCTTCGTTGGGTTAAAGAGGAACCGCGATGGTAAGAATATAATATGATCTTCGGTTCCATCACCAGGGGAGATGACGGCTCACGCGTTGTACAGGCTCGTAACGATAACAAGCGCAAGATTCTCGTTCAGCTGAACGGGGTGAAGATTTCTGAAGTCTCCACCGACGAGGTCGCATTCGATCTCATCTCCGATAAGAATGCGACCAAGATCTCCGCCGTCGACACCGCCAACGTCGACGCTGCCCAGGAACATTCCGAGGAGTGGTTCGGTAAGGCGATCTCAGAGGCTCTGATTAAGAGTGCCTACATTCCCAGTGCGCTGTCGTGCGACCGCATCGACGCGACCAAGGTGTTTAACTCCCAGCAGGAGACCGTCGATTTCGAATCTCTTCAGAGTGAAAAACCCTGTGACATCATCGTAGAATTTTCAGAGCTTTGGTTTGCCAAAAAAAATTATGGTCCCACTTGGAATATTGTTCAGGTCAGGCTCCATCCTGAGCCGGTCACGGATACTTACCCAGACGAGTTCGCATTTGTCGACTCCGACGATGAGAAATAATTTTGTTACCATACAATAAAGATACACCATGTTCAAGGGTGGCCGTAACCAGAACATTATGATGCTCGTTGCCGTTGCTGCTCTTATCTTCCTCCTCTGCAATCTCAACTCCAAGTCTTCGTACACCATCACCGAGCGTGATTATGCACCCTTCAGTTCCGGTCCCGCCGCGGGCCCCGCCGCCGGTCCTTCCGGTGGCATGAACGCCGGTACCGGTCTCGCCTCCTCGCTCCTCCCCCGCGAGATTGCCAGCGAAGAGGATTTCGGTCAGTTTGCACCCGAGGATATCCTAGCGGGTCAGAACTTCCTCGACCCCCGTCAGCAGATCGGCTTCCCCGAGACTGTCGGTGGAGCCCTCCGAAACGCGAATCAGCAGATAAGGGCCGACCCTCCTAACAACAAGGAACCCTTCGTCTGGAACAACTCTACCATCGTTCCTGATCTGATGCAGCGTGGCCTTTGTGCTTAAAGATTAGCTACTATTGTTAAATAAAATGGCTAACGTATCCACCGAACTTTCTGATACCGTAAGCAAACTCGTTGATCTCAACAAACAACTTTCCGATGCCAAATCTGACATCAAGCTCCTGAACACCGAAGAAAAGCGACTGAAAGAGAAAGTCAAGAAGCATATGCAGGACGCTCAAATCGACACGATCAATCTCCGAAAGGGGAAGATCTCGTTGAGAAAGTCTGTCCGTAAATCCGGGATGAACAAGGATGCCATCAAAGATGGTCTAATGTCTTTTTTTTCAGGCGACGAAGTCAAGGTCGAGGGTGCACTCAACGCCATAAAGGACAACTTAAAAGTGACAGAATCTACCAGTATCTCGTTAACTGGTATAAAAGATAAGCTGGCTAAGGATGTATAATGGTTTGGTCACAGTACGTATACGAAGCCACTAACGGATTCGATCACGACGGCAGTGGCGAAGACGACGAATTAAATGAAAGAGACGCTCCTCTGAATATTGAAAACTGGGAAGTTGAATACTCCGATGAACTCTCCACAATGTGGAACACCATGCGAACGCTGTTTTACGACGCACGGATCGAACACTCTGGGCGATTCTGTGATTTCGTCGAGTTTTGTTTCACAGAGCACGACGAAGTTCCACGTGTGTCTTGGGAATACCAGGAGCAGCACATGTGGTACGAGGAAAGACTCGCGCACGTGTGGCGAAGTGTCAGAAGAGTCGTGAACGACAACGGCCTTCACGAGCATATGATGCGAGGCGCCAGTTTTAATAACTTTCTTGACTTTTGTAAAAATATTATGAGCGTATATTAACAATGCTTTCGAACCTTACCGCCCAGCGCGTAGCCATACCAGCGGCGCTTTTTTTGTCTCTTTCCCCGGGCGTGCTCGTCACGACGAACGGGGAAAAGCTCGCCTTCCAAAACCAACAGACCAGCCGAAACGCCATCTTCTTTCACGCACTCGTGTTCTTCATAGTGTACTCCCTCATAGCGAAAGCCATGGGACTGGTCCTGACGAAGACCGACTTGATTGTCAGCACCACCTTGTTCCTCGTGCTCAGCCCAGGACTTCTCCTTACTTTACCCCCCGGGACAAAGGGTGTGTTTCAGTCGGGTCAGACCAGTGTGACGTCGGCTTTGGTGCATTCCATAGTTTACGCCGTGGTATTTGCGATTTTGCGTCGCACTTTTCCTCAGTTCTATTAGGTAAAAGGGTAATGAAGTACCTCATCCTCGGCCCGGCGTCGATGGGTATCTTCGCCCTGATCGGTGGCCTCAAGGCGAGAGAATCGCAGTTAGTGGACGTTCAAGAGATTTCGGGTTCGAGCGCGGGGGCGATTCTCACACTGTTCTTGGCGATGGGCATGTCAGTTGACGAAATCCTGGAGATTGCTCTCTCCATCAACATAAGTAATTTTTTCAAAATAAAATTGAGTTCATTTTTTAGCAAATTCGGGTTCGTGGATATGGCGCCCATAAAAAAGAAGCTCGTGGAGATATGCGGTAGTGACCCGACCTTCGCTGAAATAGAGATGAACATCTATATAAGCGCGTACTGCCTCAACGCCAGTGAGACGGTATATTTCAGTCGCCACACTCATCCTGATATGAAAGTTATAGATGCGGTGTGTATGAGCATGGCCGTGCCTTTCATCTTTTCGTGTGGGAAATATAACGGGAACACGTACGTCGACGGGGGTATGAAGGAGGAATGCCCACTTACACCGTTTCTCAGTCAGAAGCCACATGAAGTTACTAGCATGAAGATCACCTCGAATCAAATTTACCAGGAAAATATAGACACGCCACGCGATTTCGTGGAGACCCTGGTACGCTCCGCGCTTTCGAACCGAGAGCGACACAACAGGCCGATAGAGGAGTTGATCGTGCCGATAGGAGACACCAACATCTTCGATTTTCAGATGTCGTACGAAGATAAGATTAAACTGTTCAACATGGGATTCACGAACTTGAAGATGTAATCATTTTTTCTCAGCTTAATAATATGGTAGATGCGTGTGACCCAGACTCGGATCTAGGTAACCTCCGTGATTTAATAAGGTTAAACACGGGTAAAAATATTGAGCTGACAAAAGATCAAATATGTCAGGTGCAGAAAAGAATCAGGGCTGGAAGACTGCCCCTACCGCCAATGCTTTTGAACCGGTCCAAAAAAGTACTCACAGACGGAAGTGCCAACCTGACCGGTAGAGATTTTGAGCGTTTATTCGACGGCGATACGACCTTGTCGCATCTTCAGAGGATCGCGCGTAAGGTCGACGTCAAGGTGGATGGAAAAAAGAAAGACGATCTCATAGACGATATCAAACAGAAGTTGAAAAAGGAGAAGGTCGCCGAACCCGTGATGATCTCGAGGAAACGAATCATCCAAGCCGAGAAGCTCAGGGAGGACGACACAGGCTTTTTTGGTGGGATCATGTCCGCGTTCGGTGGTTCGCCCAAGACCAAGAAGGCGAATTCGATGAACAACAACAAACCGACTAGAAATCTCAATTCGGCGAAGAATGAGAACCTCAACTCAGCGAAGAAATCGACGAATGCGAGAGTCAACAACAACGCTGCACGGACGAATAACAACGCTGCACGGACGAACAACAACGCTGCACCCTCTGCACGGACGAATAACAACGTTGCACGCCCTGCACGGACGAATAACAACGCTGCACGGACGAATAACAACGTTGCACGCCCTGCACGGACGAATAACAACGCTGCACGCCCTGCACGGACGAATAACAACGCTGCACGGACGAACAACAACGCTGCACGCCCCGCGCGGATGAACAACAACGCTGT